AATCGCCGCAGCTCGTCGTACAGCCCTGATTATTGACCCCGGTAGCAAAACCATGGGTTATCATGTGGTCATTGGCGCCGTACTTCGCCCGAGCGAAGAAGAGCAAAGCCTTTGGCTGAAACCCAACGGTTATGGTCTGGGTTCCGGCCGCAGAGGAAAAACTCCCAACTTTTTTATCAAGTGCCATCAGTTAATCCGCAGCACCGCTATTCAACTTGTTGCGCATCTTTAATTTTAGATCAGCCAGTGTAATTGCTGGCAAATTCGCCACGCTGCGCAACGTATTTATTTCATCCAAAAGAATCCGCATAAACAAACGCAGCGCCTTGGGCATAGGTCCGCGCTCGCCTGATTTTAGGTATAAAACAACCTCGTCGCGTTCCTGTAAATTTTCATCAGTAGTGGCAGCGGCAGCAAATGCAGAAATTTCTGCTATTGTCGCATTTCGCACCGCTGTCCCGTCCCATATTTTTTGGGGTGATAAATCTGTTCCATCTGGCGTTGGTGGGCTTGTAAGTGTGCCGAAATATTTTGTATTGATAGTATTCCAAGCAGCAACGTCTGTACTCACACCTAGAATTTCACCACCTCGTAAACGATAGAGGTACTTCATGTCCTCCTCCAATTACATATCGCAGAGTAGCCACGCAGCAGCGGGGCGGTGGCAATCCAATTTTTGATATCTGCGTAATTCATCAGTGATGCCACCCCCCCATTTTTTAGATCACTCGGTTGCTGTGCTCGCCCAATACTGAGTATGGCTATTGCAAATCATCCACCTAAACCGGGCAATGTCGTCCGTTACCCGTCAATTACATCAACCGCAATTGCCTGCTCTGTTGTATTTTTTCGTCCATAGGCATTTCATAATTCGCGCGCACGATCGTGATTGATCGCGATATCGACGCGCCGGCCAGTTGCCCACTCGATGCCAAGGCTGGCCCCTCCCCCGCCAGCGAAATTGTCCACGATCAACTCCCCAGGCGGGGAGAAACGGTAGAGATTGCCTGCGCTACGCCGCGTCCCGTGTCCGCGTCTCACGAAACCCTGGCCTCGATGGTGCAGCGGCAGTTGGGGTGAGAGTCGCGCATGGGCCTGGGGCCTGCGCCTACCTTGTACGGCCCGTCGTTCGCCCTGGCCATGCAGATGGGGCAGGCATCTCCGGCCGGTATCCAGTCGTATTCCTCCAGGCCGTGCGCGGCATACTGGCGCATCTTGCCACCACTCTGCGCATCGGCTATCTCGCTGCGGGCCAGTCGCTCCCAGTCGGCCACGTGGGCATCGAAGCGCTTGCGCAGGGCCCTGGCTACGTCGGAGGGGTTGAGGCCGTCGTAGACACCCTCCGACAGCGTGGCGATCACGTCATCGCGGAGGGTCCGCACGGATGTGTTTTTCACCAGTTCCAGGGCCCGCGTCTCGATTTCCATCTGCGCGGCGGCGCGGGCCTGCTCATCCACAGCATCCGCGCCGATCTCGGTGGCGGCATTAGTCACGCCACGCATCCAGGCCTGGTAGCTGGATCGCGCAAGATCTGCATCCTTGCCGCCCACCGTATTCACGAAATCGCGCTCCAGATCCAGCAGGGCGCGGGTCATGCCGGCGGCATCGAAGATGAACAGCGGCTCCGGCATCTTTGCGGCGCTGGCGACGCCGAGCACGTCCAGCATGTCGTCGTAGAGGCCGTCCCATGCCGACAGCAGGGCACGCTCCACGCGCCGCTCCAGGCGCATCAGATTGTCCTCATCCTCCACGTAGGCCTCCACCTTGCAACGGTGGCGCCCCCCACGATGCTTGATCTGCAACGGATAGCCATCATCCGTGGGCAGAACGATATGCCCGGATTGGGTAACCTTTGCGGCCTGTGCCTGGTCCGGTGTGTTGCCGCGCATCATGTCAGTCTGTGCGTCGAGGAATCGCGCCTGGGCCTGGGCCACCAGATCCTGCAAGCTGGGCAGTTCCTGGTACAGCTCCCAGTCGCCCTGTCGCCAGGTGCGCCCGCGGGCGCGCAGCATGGTAGCGACGATCTTCTCCAGCCCCGGCTTGCGGGTCTCGAAACGGGTCTTGGATTCCTGCAGGGCGATCTCGCCCTGACGCTGGGCGAGGCGCTCCGCTGTGGACCAGTGAAACCCTAGCATCCACGACGGCAGCCCGGTCTTGGAGACGATCTGCTCCAGGATGTGCCGCGCCGGCGCCTCCACCTCAAGCACCTGCCCGTCGGCGCCCAACACCTCCACCTTGATCTCGTCCTCCTTGCCCACCGCATTCACCAGGTCGGCGGCATTGCCGCTGCGCTTGATCTTCAACACGCTGGCCAGATTCTTGGCTATGGTCGAGCGACGTGCTTCCAGATCTGCCTCGTCGATCCTGCGCTTGGTCTTGTAGGTGACGTTGAATATCGGGTCGCCGAAACGCTCCCATGTCTGATACAGGGCATTCTTGATCACCAACAGCACCTTGGCGTCGAACTCCATGGAGCGCATGATGCTGGTGCCGTAGGGGTTGTCCGCTTCCGGGTTGAAAGCGGAGTACACCAGGGCCTCTGGTTGCAGACGCCGGTAGCCGTTCGTGTTGAGGATGGCCCCCAGGTTACCGGTGGTCCAGGAGTTGCGCAGCACGCGCTCCACCTGCTCCGTGCCGTCGCGGCGGATGTTCCTGTCCGGGCCGGGTGGTGCATACCAGACCTCCAATTCTCCGTTCGCGCGGCGAAACAACACCCCTTTGCTGTCTGCGATTCTGAGCCGTTCGATGTCGTTGCCGGCGCTCGCCATCACGAAGTCACCGACGCTGAACCCCTGCTCGTAGTGCTCGTTGCCCGCGAGGCGATAGAAGGCCTGCAACCCGGCCTCCATGTCGTTGACCCGGACATTGCGCATCCATGCCTCGATCTCGCTCACCAGGCGGTCGTTGGCGCCGCGCGCCCGGATAATGCCGTCCAGGGTGACCATGCGGTTGATTGCGCCGTCGATGGGCGGAATGGCCTCCCTGATAGCCTCGTACAGCCTGGGCGCGACTTCTCGCGCCACCCAGTCATCGAAGGCTGTGGTCCATGGCCCCAGCGGAGTTCCACGCCGCGCTGCCACCTGCGAGCGGGGAAACCGCTCGTCGTCGTAGGCTTTCGACCCCCACCAGCTCAGTGGGTTGATGTTGATTCTCATGCCGCGTCTCTCCTGTGCACGCCGGAGCTGAAGACATCAGCGCCGCCGATTTCCTCGTTGTACGCCTTGCGCAGAATCAGCACGCGCTTGGCGTCGATGGTGTGGTCGTTCTTCTTGTCGAATATCCGGTTGCGAGCGCCTTCCCGGGCCGTGTGATTCGAGAAATGCCCCAGCACATCGTTGTCGTAGGGCAGCGCCCAGCCGCGCCGCTGGAATCGGGCAGTGATGAGATTCGTGGCCAGCTCCTTGGCCGGCATGCGCACCGGCTTGGCGTTGCCGTCTTTGTCCTCCTGCTCCAGGATGTCGCCGTCCTCGTCGATGGCATCCACCGCGCCCGCGAACTGAAATCCGGTCATGCGTTCGTCATAACTGCCGTCGCTGTAGATGGCCTGCGACTGCAGCATCTGCACCACGGCCGTGCCTGCGTTGCCGAAATCCACCCCCCAGGAGGCCTGGAACCCGAACAGTTCATCGAGGCAGAAGATCAGCTCACATTGCTGGTCATAACTGACACCCTTGGCATGGATTCTCACAAGGTCGACCAGTTCGTGGCCAACCTCACGGCAGACGAAGATTTCCGTTGGGTCCTTTGAGAACCCCAGGTCGGCCCCTGCCCATAACACAGCATCGCCCACCGGGCGGATGAACTCACGCAGCAGCGCCCGGAAAGATTCCCGGCAGGTATCGCTGTCCTTGTAGGGCGCCAGATCATCGTGTCGGTCCACGAGATAATGCTCGCGCCCCGACTTCTTGCCCTCCGTCATGCGCAGCTCGACAGTGTTCGCGGTCACATGCAGCTCACCATTGGCCTCGTCGGCGGTCAGTTGCAGGCAAATATATTCCGGCACGTCGCGGATATTCTGCTCCAGCAGCTCCCACGGCCAGACCGGATTTTCCTGTTGACCATGCAGCCCCTTCACATTGCGCTGATACCCTGGCGTATCCTCGCCACCATAGCGCGCCACGAACTCCCGCTTGCGCTCTTCGCTCCAGAATGGCGCCGGCATCAGCGTTTTCGGCCAGTGGAATAGACGCATGCCCTCCCCGTCATACGGCAGGTCCGGCACCGCCTGCTGCGTCATGCGGTAGTAATCCGTCTGGTTATCGCCGTCCGGCACTGAGTAGACGCGCACTGTGCAGCCCGGCTTCAGCGAGCGGTGGAACTCAGACCAGCAGACCGGGTTTTTCACTTTGGCTGCTTCGTCCATGATCCCCATGGCGTTGACATGCACACCGCGGAAGGCCTCACCGTCGTGCCCGGCCGGCCTGAAATAGACCTGTCCCAACTGACTGGCCGTACATGTCGGCCCCTTGAACCGCATCAGCCAGTGGGGGTGCTTCACGGGGCGGCGCCAGAAGCGGTTGATCACAGGCTTAGGCCCGTCATGCCCCTCACCCTCACCGATGTGCGCCATCACATCGCGGATAATCTCATCGAGGTGGGTCTGTTGCGGCGCGGCAATGAGCATGGATGGGTTGCGCAGCGAACCTCCAAACCCCGTGCACTGCCCCCACAGGATCAGCAGCACGATCTCGCGCGTCTTCCCAACCTCTGCGCCGTCCTGGTGGATCACGTTCTGGAACCACGCACGCACGCTGGGCACCTGGTATTTCCACAGGCTGTACGGCTCCCCGGTATCCGGCTCGTTGAGAAATGCACAGGCCCACAGCACCGGGTCCTCGCACACATAGACCAGCTGCGCTTCCTCGATGGTCAGGCCATATTCGCCGCGGTCCAGACCCTGCCAGGCCCAGCCCTTCTGCGCCAGCCACCACTCGAAATCATCGCGGTCCACGACGCAGCGGTCGTACATCTGGCGGATCTGGGGGTCCAGCTTTTTGCCCATCAGTCCTCTGGCCTCTGGTCGATAATGACATTGCGCCGCACCGGCGCCCCACCGGCGCGCGACAACGCACGCGTGAAGAGATCATTGATGGCGTCCGCAGCATCCTCGCCATCCTGAACCTTCTGCACGGCGCGCGGTGTCAGCATTTCATCCGCGAAACTGATTCCCATGCTCGCCAACATCTTCACGTAGGTCATCAACAGTGGGTTGACCTTGGGCACGGTCAGCGGCTTACCGTCGATCTTCACAGCCTCGCCGTTGCGGTTGATGACCGGCACGTCGATCAGCGGGCCCCTCGTCCTGATCTGCCCCTGCAGGTCGTGCAACACGGATGACGCCGAGGCGAGATGATGTGCGCGCTGCGCATGGACATGCTCCAACTCACCCGTTTTCAACGCCTCGACAATATCCATGTAGGCATCCATGTACACCCGCTGATCCTTGCAGTCGCCGCCAGGCTGCGTATCGCCACGTTCTACCGCCTGACAGGGGTGGAACCGGCAGGTGCTCTTGCAAGGCTTGGAAAGCAGGCCGTAATCCATCCACTGCTTCTCGCGGTTGAATACGCTGTACTCGCCGTCCTTCCAGTTGTTGCGGGACGATGCCGCCTTTCCTTCCTCCGTCACGGGCCCGGTTGATTTCTTTGCAGCCTCCAGGGATGCCGCACGGCGTTGCTGCAGCGCCTTCTCCGACAGTGTATAGCTGCGCTTCTTGCCTGACTTTTCGTCGCTCATGCCCGCAGTCTCCGCGATTGTCAAACGCCGGTCGTCCGGCCCGTGTCATTTCGGGCCGTCACGCCAGCATGCCCTCCGGCTCCATGCCGCCATCAAACTCGAACTGCCGAGAGCAGCCGATGCGCAGCGCAACTTGGTCACTGAGATCATCAGCCTCGCACACAATGGCAAGCGCCACGTCGACGACTACCCGAAGCGGCACATTAAGCGCGGTAGAGAGATTCGCCAGACGCTGATGATGTTCACTACGCACACTGAGCGTGCTGCGCACCGGCTTTGGTTTGGCGTAGCATCGCGGCTCGTTGTTCACAATGCGCCGCACCTGGCGTTCGCTCAGCTCATACTCCATGGCCAGCTGCTCGTAGTTGTTGCCGCGGAATCGCGTCCTCACCTCCTCATCGCGTGCCTCGCGCTGCAGCGTCACCCAGAAGTTCCTGGGGGTTGGGATGTGAGGCTTCTGCCCACCAAGAATCTGCAGCAGATCGTCCAGGGCATTCACACCACAGCGATGCCCGAACGCCACCAGGCTGTTGTACTCGTCGTCAAACATCTCCAGCAGTTCCTCCCTCTCCTCCGAGCTGAGCGCGCTTTCGTCTGAGCCACAGCGGTGTCTTGTCATGTTTTTCTCCTGTGAGGTCGTTGAGCCTGTCGCCAGGCATGCGGGTTTTCAAGCGCCGCTCGGATATGGCGACGTACTGGTTCGTTGTGTTGATATCATCGTGCCCCATGATGTGGGCGATGGTTTTGAGGTCCACGCCCAGATCGTAGAGATCCGTGGCGAATGTCACCCTGAGCTTGTGCAGACCCAGATAGCCGCTCTCTGCCGACTTGATACCGGCCCGTTTACCGGCGCTGATGACGATATCCGCCAGCCCATTTCTCAGCATACGCCGACCGGTATTCGGCATTCTCACCCCCACGAACACGGCGTCACGGTCAACCAGCGGCAGCGCCTCGCGATCCGCAAACCATGCCCGCAATGCATTGGCCAGCGGCGCGTCGAACGCCACGGTGCGCTCCTTGGCGCCCTTGCCGTCGAACCGAACCTGTCCGCCGCGCTGGTGCAATTCCAGCTGCTGGATGTTCAGATTTACAACCTCCATGCGCCGCGCACCGGTCGCATAGAAAAACATCAGCACAGCAAAATCGCGGCGCCCCTTCACCGTCGTCCTATCGCAGACAGCGAACAGGCGGCGGAGTTGTTCCGCGGAATATTTCCTCGCCACCCGTTTCTCGACCTTCGGCCCCTTGATACTGCGTGCCGGGCTGACCCCATGCCCAGCCGCCTCGCGCCAGACGAAGAAACGCCGTACCCCAACCAGACGCTTGTCCCGCGTCTGCGCCTTCAACCGCTCCTCCAGGTACATGTGCTGGTGCCAGCGCTCGATGTCGCTGGGCGTCACATCCCCCAGGGCCGGGTTGCCTGCGAATTCTAGGAACCGAGACATCGCCTCCACGTATCGAGCCCCGGTGTTCACCGCCAGGCCGCGACTGATCCGCAAATACCCGGCCCAATCCACCAACATCCCGTAGTGCTCGTCCGTGACTCTACGCTGGGCGCGGGAAAGTGCCCGGGACAGCTCATCTTGGGCACCAAGCAGCATCTGCTCGATGCGATTGTCTGGGGCGTCAACATTCATTCCCCCCGCACCCCCCTGGCCGGGCCTTGTGAAAACCGCCCCATTTTTGCGAGACAACCTGGGAACGGCGGCACCCCGCCACGGCTGAGCTTTGAAGGGGGGGTGGCCCCGGCGTACAGCACCCATCGGTCCAGCACCCCCGCAGCCCTACAGCCGCAACGGCCCCCAGCCACCGCCAATTCCGGATTCCGAGTTCGTAATTTCACACTACACGGCCCCTTCCCCACATAGCGTCTAGCGGGTTTCGACAGCACTGCGCGAGAAACAACAGCTTGCCAGTTCATACGCCTTGCGCCGGACAAAAGGGCACTACTAGCGGTCTGCCGGATGCTATTGGAAAATAAAGGTTTTTTCATGCTTTCCGTCCTCTATACCACGGGCTATTTCTGATCTTTTCCAAGTGCTCGGCGGCTATTTTTGGCGACGAATCCGGGCGAGGCAGACGCGGGAACGGCTTGTGCATTGGCAATGTGCGTGACTCCTTCGCCCTGGCCATGAACTGCGATAGCGTGCAAGGGAATTTATCGCCGGCCGTCATACAGCGTGCCATTGCCTGCTTGGCACGTTCGGTTGTCATCCGAGACAATGCCTCGCGCCAGGTACTGCTGATCCGTTCACCATGCTCTGCGTACCAGCGTCGCCCGTATATCTCTGCCATCCTGGCCCAGAACCTGGTGTATGCCTCTTCGGTCCATTTGCTCATGCCAATTCCCCCTCAACGAGCTTGCCATCCTTGCTGTTGCCTTGGTGATAGTCGTCGAACGTCTTGCCGACAGTCCCGTGTCGGCGACCAGATTTCGCAGCGGATGTTGCATCGTAGTTTTTCTGGCGGATCATCCACTGCAGGAATTTCGCATCCCAGTTTTTCACCAGGGAACCCTTTGCCTCGTAATGGGCGATGAATTGCTGAACGTCGTCGTCGCCTGGGTCACGGCATCCCGCCATTCGGATTCTGGCGAGAATCGCTGGCGACGGTTGATAACTGCTTTCGACGACAGACAACTCCTTGCCGCCTTGAGTGGGCGGATGCGCGCGCGCGCGCGCTCCCTCTCCCTTCCCTTCCTCTCCTTTCCCTTCCTTTCCTTTCCCCTCCCTTCCCCTCCCTTCAGGGCGGAGCGCTCCGGAATTTTCCGGAGGAGTGCTTATTTTTTTCTGTATAAACTCTATTCCTTCGTTTGTTCCTTTTGATCTGTTGCAATAACGACATGAAAGAACAAGGTTTTTTTCGTCTGTTTCTCCTCCGGAATTTTCCGGAGCAAAGTGAGCTATTTCTAAGCCTGAAAAACTTACCCATCCAGAGGGTTTTCCGTTTGAGAGTGCCCACCACTTTATGAGGCCAGGGGTACCACAGTAATAACAGGAGGCCTCCAGAGTATTCCCGGGCTGGCAACCATACTTAATTGCCAGTTGCCTTCTCAGTCCATCTGGGATTCTTTTCTTCTCTGCCCCAGTAAGCTGAAATTTTGTTGATGTGCGATGGGATATTCTTTGGTGCTTGGAAAAATTGACGATCTTCAGGATTTGTTTCCCGTCGCTTAAAACGATGCGATCAATGAGTTCAGATGCTACTAGAAGATCTATTAGCAAATCGCAGTCAATATTGTCATTTGGCAAAATCTGTAGCCGGATTTGATCTGGCTCATCAGATATATACCCATCGTCATCGCAGAAATTCCATAGGCCAATGAATAATAGGCGAGCCTCGAATGGCAACTGAACAATCGTTGCATCAGTCCAGAACTCGGGTTTGATTGATCTGATCCTGGCCATAGTTATCCCTCCCCTTCCTGGATGGGAAAATAGCTAGGAAAAATGGTGGATCGTTGAAAATTGGTGAGAATGGAGAGGAAATATTGTAATGTTTGGGCTAGGAAACCCGCGCATATAGGGGAGCATTCATGCACCCCGAACAACTGTATATTATGTAAAATTGTAATTTTACGCCACCCTGTATACCCTTCGCGCCAGTGTTCATGCGGGTTTCCGGCAAATTGGAGGATGCCGGAATTTGCCCCAACCTGTGAAAAAACGTGATTATTGTAAAATTGATGACAATTCTGTCCTCTCTGATTTCGGTCGATTTCTGACCGTTTCCGGGCGTTCACCTGGCACCTATCGGCTCTATCTGAGCGCGCTGAGGCGGTTTTCTTCTTATGTTGTGTTGCTATCTCCATGCCGGTCCTCCGTTGAATCCTGGATACGAGCACGCAGGCGGCCGCTGAGCCGCTCTGCGTTCAATCTTGAGCTGTCTGCCATCAGGAAGTTCTACCGATGGCTGCACGAATGGGAATACGTCCAGGAGGACTTCAGTGGGCTGCTGCCGACGTCCAGCAGGCCTGCGCAGCGGCTTCCTCGGTATCTGAGTGAATATGAGGTTGGCCAGCTGCTGGCGGCGCCTGATCTGTCCTCCCTGGTCGGCTTTCGCGATCATGTCATGATAAGGCTGCTGTATGAAACCGGGCTGCGCGCCAGCGAGCTGGTAAGGCTGTCCATGGGCGATATCCTGACGGACAACATGGTCTATGTTCACCAAGGGAAAGGCCGCGTGGACCGCTATGTGCCGTTTTCTGAGGAAATGGGTGCCCTGATAAGGCAATGGCTGAAGATCCGCATCAGGACGCGCCCTGGAAAGGCACAGGTGCTTTTTGTGACGGCAAGAGGCCGGCCGTTTCGCAGTGGCAGGGCAGTCTGGGAGATCGTCAATCGCTATGCCCGCGCCTCGATGGGCGTCGGATGCGGATACACGAGAATCGAGACGACAGCCCGACAGAAGCCATGGACTGGCCATTACCCGCATCTCCTGCGCTCCAGCTTTGCCTCGCACCTTTTGCAGAATGGCTGTGACCTCATGGCCATTGCGGAGATGCTTGGTCACCGCAGCGTTTCCACGACTGCGCGCTACCTGGGGATCGATCTTAATTTTCTTCGTCGGGAGCACGGCAAATTATTCAAATAGTTGTTGTTGGCGGGTTGGGTATTGGCATCCACCACAATGTTTTCCTATAGATGCTCTTGCCATTGTAAATATGTGACCCATCTTCGTGTATTGGTGTGCTTGTAATCGGATCAGATGGTGTGCCGTCTTCTTGTTCATAAACTCTTAACACTCGCTGGCCCGGCTTTGGCATCTGGCTGTCGCCAGGTATCCAGCCATTAAAGATATCTAGCTGTCTCATGCTCAATCACATCTCTGGGTTCAGCCATGTGTTTCCCCTTTTTATGTATCGCCGTCACTGGCAGACAATTCCCGACCACGCTCCCAGACTTCCATCGAGAGAACGCCCGTTACAGAGAACCTAATTGCCTGTTCTTCCGTCACCCTGGCTGCGATATTACGGCAGTCCATCTCTTTGCAGCGTGACGGCTTGGTGTCGTGTATTTCACACCCATCCGGGCCGAGATAATAGCAATCCCGATTCCCCCTATGGCGAAGCATCCGCGCGCCCTTCTTATACGGATGCGGGTCTGACTTGTATCTGAACCTCTCATGCGGCAACAATAGCACGGCGTCGTTATGGCAACACAGCGTGCAGCCATTACAGGGAACTGATCCCGGCGAACTATTCAACACGCCTTCCTCTCAAACGCAATAACCGACTCACTCCTGAATAGCCCGAAAAAATAACGTTTTTCCTCGAAAACATACCGGCCAACCGCGCTAACCAGCATTCCCCCGCATTTCGGGCAAACAGCCCTGAGATACAAGTCCGGCGGATCAAACCACCCGCATTTCAAACAGCAGTCTGCCGTACAAAATGCCCCCTTTCGAATCTTGATTCTCATCGATCACCCTAACCCGGCTCGATCCGGCAGCCGCTTCAAATCCTCCACAAACCGCTCAAACTGCCGCCGCTTGAAATCCTTGCTGCTGGCAACCCCGTAGGCCTGCAGGCGAAGCTCATACAACTCCCTATCCAGGCCCTTCCGGCTCGCCAGCGCGTGCACCATGGCCAGGCGCCCTTTCGTCATCCGGAACCGCCGCCTGATCAGGCTGGTGCCGCAGCTGGTGCATTCCTTCACCTTACCGTCGTTGACGCGGCCACAGCGCTTGCACTGGCGCGTCCTGGGGCGTCTAGGCAACCTGCTTACCCTCAAGCTGTTGAATTCTGAGTTTGGCCTCACTCAGCTCGGCTCTCGCATTAATGAGTTCGCTCGTGAGATTATTCACGGCATCTTTCAGCCCAACATACTGACAAGCGCCCCGTTCACAAACCGGCTCCTGAGAAAGGAAAGTCTCCAGCCGCTCACACAACGCCCGCACCTCACCATGGCTGCGATCCACATACCGCAGCAACTCCTCATCGGAATAATTCCGCAACTGCGCATCGTTCAACATACCTACCTCCTCAGCGGCATCAGATAGTGGCGATCATCCCGCCCCTCGATAGAAAATGCCTGACATGCATCGGCACCATACAAATGCCATGTGATCTCATCGTCACCGGCGGTGGCCAGAATATCGCTCAGATAACGCTGCTCAATAGCAATACCATCATGGCTGCCTGTCAGAACACAGGGCACGAAATCCGTAATATCCTTGTCCTTGAACGGTGAAATGCGCATCTCGCCATCACCAAACGTCACGTCGATGTTATGGCCGCACTTCTTCCCGTCCTTCGTAAAAGACTGCGAAAACGGCGAGATCCGCTTCAACGCCGCCGCGGCATCAGATGGCCTGAAGGCCGCCTGCGCCTGGCACTCGCCCTTGGGGATCACCTGGCGCCACGACGGATATTTCCCGTCCAGCAACGCCACACGCAGATCCCGCCCACCACACGCGATTCGCAATGCCACGTCCCCCCCGCCGGCGCGCGACACCTTATGCAGCACCGCGCCCTCCCCGAGAATCCGCAGCACATGCTTGATGGATGCCGTGGGCAGCATCAGTTCCTCGCCCTCCTCC